GAGGCCTGCGTGGCAGCACTGGCAGTGTCAAGACTGCGCAGGTTCTGCTCCGCTTTTGAGGTGTCAATTACAAACGATTTTACAATAGTATCAGCCATGTTTAAAATAGGTTATATATAGCGATTGCAATAAGTGATAACAGGAATAGACGCCACGTCCAAAGTGTGATGTTCCATAGCTTACGTTGCCATGGTTTCAGTGCTTTGTTGTGTTTCTTGTGTGGTGCAATTCCTGCTTTGATGTAGTCAATGCTGTGCTTGATTTGTGTGCTCATCGTACTGCTGTGTATGTTAGTGTTACTGTTGTAAAGAATATGTAGGTATATCCTGTGCCCGTTGTGACAATCTCAATGCGGTGTTCGTCGGTATTGGTTGTTGTGTCGATGTTGATTGCAAAGTTTACTGTGGCAAATCCGTTATCCTCATTGATAAGAATCACACCTGTTGATGCGGCAATGCTGCCCACCTTTTGAAACGTCACCATGTGCAAGCCATTGTAGGTTGTTGACCCTGCAATGTCCGTAACGTTTACATGTAAAAGCACAGACCAAAAGCTATCATCAGGAATATTTAAATGCGCGGCTGTATTCTCAACTGTTGGCTGAATGATATCACCACTAGTTGCTAGTACATCCTTGCTACCAAATAAAATCACACCGTACTGCGTACCTCCTTCGGCTTGTGTGCGATCGTCAAGCTTCCATCCACCGCCAACGTGCATACCCGGCAAAGTAGTCAGCACGTTTTTGCCAAGCATGGTATTGCCTCGCACGGGTTCTGTCAACTTTAGTGCATCACCTACGGCAAGCATGTTGTTGTTGCCATCTGCTATTGATAGTTCAACACCTTGCTGCACGCTGCGTGAATTACCATCAATAGGCTGCGTGGTTGCATTGCGTGGAATTGGTGCTGTATTAGTTCCTGTGATGCCATTGGTTGGTCTATCACCTTGGTTATTGAACGCATAGCACTCCCCATCGCTTTCACTCCATTCATAGCCATAACGCACACAACAACTTTGTGTGGCTGCTACTGGGTCACCTGCCCCGTCAATAAAGTTTACAGTGCCATTGATGTTGATTGAGTCAGGTGTGCCTGAACAGTCTGCTTCACTGTCAATGTATTTAATCAACTTTACTTTGGTTGACTCAAACTGACCAACCTTGTAATCGCTAACCTCAAGAATGCGCCACTGTGCGTTATTGACGTACAAAATATCGCTAAACTGAAAGGTGAGAATGTCAGTCAAATCAAGCGCAAAGTATGCCTCCATGATTCGCGCATTGGGCGAGTATAGTTCATTCATCGCATTACGCCAATACAAGTTGAACAGGTTGTTGTATGGGTTAGCGTTAATCTGAAACGGTGGAATCTCAGGGGCAAAGTTTAAGTCAAAGTCGGTAATCGTAGCTTGTGCTACGCTGTAATTTGTTAGGCTTGATACAGCAGTCAGCACAGCAGCCTCAACTCCTACGCTATCATCAAATAATTGAATATTAAATGCCGTTGAAGCAAACAATGCACGCGGACCAGGCACAACAAACTCGTTTTGATTGTTTATGAATTGCGGAATTGGATACGGTGTGCCGGGAATATTGCCCGATGGTGTGCTGCGTGTGATGAGTTGCACAGTGTTATCTCCCGTCACAAATGAACTGATAGGCACATCAGGATTCACCGTGTAACCTTCGGCCTTATATTCACCGTAAGTACGGTTATTGTCCTTGTATAGCTTTCCTAAATAGTCTTCACCAGCTGTGTAAGTAAATGTGGTTTTGTTTTTTTGCAGTTCTGTGGTAGCGTAGATGGTGATGTCTTTGCTGATGTCAAGCTTTGCGTTCCAGTCTAATTGATTGCCACTGCCTACATAGCTATTGTATGGCACAATGCTTATTTTGTTTGGATTTGTGCGGTCAGCAACAATGGCACAGTTGTGCATCTTAATCACATCATTCAAAAAATCAATCTGACGCATGTCGGGTGCGTTCAAGTTGTAAATAAATGTTGATCCATACTTAAATTTTGTACCCACCAATTCAAACATAGCATTACCTAAATCACCATTGCCTGCTAAAACTGATACAGTACCATCACCCGCAACAATCCATCCATTATCTAAGGCACTATAATACCCTATTTCCCTACGAAACTTGACCTGTAAAGTAGTGCCAGTAGGAAAGTTGAAGCCATAAATGAAATCAATAGTTAAAGAACTTTGATAAAAAAAGTCAGTATGGAAATAATCAACACCGTCTATTGTAAAATAAATTAAAAACCTTGTATGAGTACCTGCCCCCGTATAACCAGTAGTCTGCACTGGGAAGCAAAAATGGAATGTGTACAGCCCTCCACCCGGTGCGGTATATACTCCAGTAGCCGCATCAAAATTTGCGTTATTGTCAAAGGCTTCTGTGAGGGAATTATAAGTTAAAAAATTAGATATAACTCCACTAGCATTTGGCAATGATATAGTCGTTGAATTATAGGCTCTAAAGGCATATTGACTACCTAGGTCATCAGTATCTAAAAAACTTTTATTTAACCACGGCATGTGATACCCTGCAAGAATGGTCAATAATGATGAAGCTTCAAGTTCAAAGCCCGCATCTGCTATGATTTGTTCTAGCAAATAGTCCCATCTTACAGCAGGTGTTAAATCAACTGCAAATAACGGCGTGGTTGAATCGCTAATTCTTCGCGTGCCGGGTTGTCCTTGTTCACTCCAAAGTTGCCCGCGATCAATCAACGACCAAACGCGTTCGGGTGTTGTAATTGTGACGTTGTCAAACTTCACAACCTCGTTGAGATTGGGCAGGTCGGTTAGGTCTTTAAGTTTCTTTTCGCCGATTGTCTTAAACAGGTCAGGCGTTTCTGCATAGAACGCTAATTCAATCTCATTGATTTTGCCCTGCTGCTGGTACACCTTGCGCACACGCACGTAACCTTTTGCGATGGGCAGCGTATCCACTCGAATCTCCGAAGGCAGTTTGTAGTGAAAGTAGTTGTTCACGCCGCCGTCATAGTTGACATCAAACAATGCACCTAGTGCAAGTTGATTGCGGTCGGTATAAGGCACGCGAAACTCGCGGCTGAATGCACCAAGTGACGTGAAGTTGTTCAGGTCAGTATAACGCCAATTTTGGCTGATGCTTTCATTCTCGAATAGGTCTAGGTAGTATTCTTGTGATGCAGATGCAAGGCTATAAATTTGATACGTTAGTGATTCAACCTCAATAGGTGTCCAATCTACAAATGTCACAGTGCTCCATGTTGTGCCATCATATGAAGCTGTTGCAAGTTCAAAGGTTCCGATAACACCAGTCAATGTTGAAGTGATTTGGACATAGTGACCAATGTACACAGTCATATCACCTAGCATAAAAATTGTATACGTACCAAATTCGGTATAGCCACCCGTGTTATCTATAACGGTATTACCCGGGCCACCTGCGCCTTCAACTCTTACAATTAAACTTACTTCGCCGTTCATGTTATGTCCAGTATTCGTTTGCCATTCTTACTTTCAGCGTCACGTTGTATAGCTTTCCATCGTAGCTTGTTTTTTCAACGTACGATGTGTCATCTATGTTAACCGCTATGTATGTACCGTTATCATTAATTAAGTGAACCTGATTGCTTACAATCAATCCACGCAGGTATATGAATTCATCTTGCGTAATGTAGTCGCTGGTTACGGTCAATATGCGCTGTGCTAAGTTAGTGCGCTGGTTTAGCCCACGGTCGTTTGCATAGAAGATAGTTGGTGAATTATTGAACAGCGGACGCTTGTAAAGTTTGCGGTCAACTTCGGTAGTATACTCTGATTTCTTTTTGAAATTGAAGTATTCGTAACCACCGCGAGCACCTACCCATGCTAGACGCACATTAGGCCAATTGCATTCGCAGTTACCGTACACACATTCATTCCAAAAGATGTAGTCAACGGATACTTGACTGCTTGCGGCGTTGTTGATACGCACGCGGTAGTATTTCCAATTTGGGAATAGGTTAGGCTTCGGCAAGAATACCCCTGTGCGATCGTTAAGGTTTGCAGGGAAAACAGGCAAACCTTCAACGTTGTAATCATTTAGAACGATATCACTTGCAACACTAAAGCCAACCGCTGGAAACATAGTGACCGTACACGTATGCGCTGCGTTGTTGCTTAGATAGTCAGCATTGCCAGGCACATAAAGCAGACCATAGTCTTCTTCACGCACAGCGATTGCAACCTTGCCCGCTGCGATTCCCCATGTAGCAAAGATGGGTGGGTACTTAGTTGTTATGGGCCTATCACTCATTACAAGTGATGTCGCATTAGTCAAGGAAAACTTGACATTTGCTGCGCCTGTTTCGGGGTTTGGTTTATAGCCGTCGGTTGGTTGGTAGTATTGATTATCTACAAGTATCTCATCCCCGTCTAAACTGCTGCCTTCCGCTTCAGTTAGCACGCCAGCAACTATCCACCATTCGGCTATTGAAAAGTCAAGACTATTCCAGGTCGATGTGTCATCGAGCGTGCCAGTGTCAAGGTTGTGCAGCTGCGTTCCTTGCGCTTCTGCATTGCGTAGCTGAATGAGCGATTGCAAATCGAAATACAAACGGTCATCGATTGCAGGTGAAATGTAAAAGTTGAACACCTGTGATGTAGTGTTGTTGGTCACGGTCACGCCGTACTGAAAACCGTCTTGCGCGGTCTCATCACTCGACGCTACAATCATGAGCTTTTGCCCTCGTGCGCTCCAGCTATACGGCTGGTCTTCGATAGTTATTGCCATTATCTAAAATTTAGTAGAAATCTTTGTTCAACACCTTTGGCATATGCCTGAAATAACTGCTCACTGTAATCGGGCCATGTATCATTGATTGCGTCTTGATAGTAGTTGATACCTTCTATACCATTTTCACCAATGCTTTTGGCAATGGCAAACGCTGCGGACTTGATTGCACTTTCGGTAGCCTTGATGAACTCGCCTTGTCTGTTACGTAGTTTGAGTGGTTTGATTCTTATCCACTGCTCAATCGCTTTAACAGGTGGCATCTTCGCACCGGGTGTTCTGCCATACTCAATCACATCTGCATACTTGCCCGCAGCATCTTTTACTGTAAAGTCAATCGTCGGCTTGTTGTAACGTATGCGCAGTTTGTACGTAAGCGAGTTAAGCAATGTGCCCGATGCTACACGATTGACCACCTTACCACGCACGCGGCGTTTGATGCGCAGGTTTGATTGCGCACGCTCGACAACTGTTGCCGCATATTCGTTTAGTAGTGCCTCGTATTCGTCCATTATAATACTTCTGAATATTCAAGTACGCTGCCTGCTCTGATTGTGAACAGTCCAGCCGTTGCACATCTAAAACGTAACGTCCAAGTCCCTGAGGCAGTCACGCGAAAGATGCCGTCTGCAGTGACTAAACCATTATTAGCGCCTGCCGCGTTAGATCCTGCATCGTATGCTGTTTGATTACTTATGCCATTAGTAGTTGCTAAGAGTGACGTAGTGAAGCGTGCATTATTAAGTGAGGTAGTTGGCCCGTTTGATGACACTGTGATTGCAGCCGTAGCTGCGTAGCTAAGCGTTGCACGCCACTTGTATGTCTTGTTTGCAGTAACCGCAAAAGATAACCCCGTGACATCTTCAAAGCCAGTGCCCACGTTGGTAACGTTTGAACCTAGCACCACCGAAATATCTGAACCTAGTGAGAGGTCTGTCTTCAATTGTGCAAGCGTCAATGCGCTCACTGTGTTGTCTGCGTTGATGCGTAAATAGCGTATGTCGCTAGGATTGGGCAGTGTGGCAAGGTTAGTACCTACCGTAGTCAATCCGATGCTGTTCTGCTTGCCGTT